TTTACCTGCCTGAAAGGACCTGCAGAGGGGCTCTGTTCCAAGTAAGTAACATGCCCTAATAGCTCTCTCCTTTTTTTATACTGAGGCGGAGGCAGGAGGCCTCTGGCCCCCACCAAGATTCAAAAAAAGATTTGCACACTTACATTCTACATGTCAGGGCAGTTGGCAACAGGTTAACTCTGGCTATCAGCCATGTGCTGAGGCTATGATGTTTTGGCAGACATCTGCCGTGGGAGGGCTGCCAAGAGCTGTAGGCAGTCAGCCAATGCAGTGCGGCAGTCTGCCAAGGGCAGTAGGCTGCCTGCCAAATTACACAGTTTCCGTGATCAGCAGATTAAAGGGGAAGTAAGCAAGGAAGCAGAGGGTTGGACTTGGCAGTACTACTATAGCTAGCTGACTTTCCACAACAAAAGAAGAAGTCTCTGTGACTGGCCAGGCCTAAAATTTGTAAGTACATATATTTTTCTTTATATTTAGGATGGGAGGCGTTTTATCAACAATTGTGGACTTGATTGTGGTGGCTATTGATCTCAGCTTTGCTACTGGACTATCTATGGAGGCTATATTAACTGGAGAAGCCTTAGCTGCTATAGAAGCTGAAGTATCTGCTCCCATGACTCTTGAAGGCCTCTCAGGCATAGAGGCCTTAACTTCTTGGGGCTGGACTGCTGAACAATTCTCCAACCTCAGCTTACTGGCTTCTACTTATTCTCAAGCAATTGGGTATGGGGTATTGTTTCAAACTGTGTCTGGATTGAGTACAATGATCCAAGTTGCTGTAAGATTAGGCCTTGAAGTAGCTGATACTAACAGAAATGTAACAGAAGAGCAGTTAAGAGCTGTGTTTGGAGAATTAGTTAGAATTTTGCATGTTAATTTGTCTCACCAGTTTAATCCTTTGGATTGGTGTGGTTCTTTGCATGAAAACTGGCCAAAAGATCTAACCCGGATTGATATTCCTCTGCTAAGTAAATTTGGGGACATTATAGAAGTAAGTAGGTGGGTGAGACAGGCCTCATTTACTACTGATCCTGATTTTGAAAGTGGGGATATTATAGCTATTCCCTTTCCCCCAGGTGGAGCACAGCAGAGAGTAACACCAGACTGGCTTCTACATCTAATTCTGAGATTACATGGCGCCCAGGAAAAGGCCCCGCTGTGTTAATGCTCCACAATGTCCCCCAGTGAAGAAATGTGTACCAAAGACTTGCCCAGTACCTACACCTGTACYTAAGCTGCTGATTAAAGGAGGAGTTGAAGTTCTCAATGTAGTAACTGGGCCTGATACTACTACAGAAATTGAACTGTTTTTAGATCCCAGAATGGGCATAAATGGCCCTGATGGGGAGAACAAGGAGTGGTACACCTACAGTGAAGTGATACACTCAACTGATGGGAGTAGCTCTAGTCAAAACCTTCTGAGTAGTCAAATGCCCACTTATAGTTGTGCTAGGGTACAATTACCCATGCTTAATGAGGACATGACTTGTCAAACTCTCATGATGTGGGAGGCTGTAGCCTGCAAAACAGAGGTAGTAGGTGTAGGGACACTCATAAACACACATATTAAAGACACAGCTAAACATGGCACTGCCACACAAGCTCCAGGTGAACCAATTCAAGGGATTAACTACCACATGTTTGCAGTGGGGGGAGAACCCTTGGATTTACAAGGGATTGAAGCTAAAGCTGATGTTTCCTATGCTTCTGCCAGTACTCCAAAGAGTATGCATGTTAATGATATAACAAAAATACCCACTGCAAACATCCAGAGGCTGCAAGGACTTGTTATAACAGCAAAGGCAAAATTAGACAAGGATGCTTATTATCCCATTGAAGAGTGGAGTCCAGACCCAGCAAAGAATGAAAACAGCAGGTATTTTGGATCATTTGTGGGTGGCTTAACTACACCTCAAAGCCTGCAATTTACTAATAGTGTAAGTACAGTGCTTTTAGATGAAAATGGGATAGGCCCACTCTGCAAAGGGGATGGGTTGTTTGTTTCTTGTGCTGACATAGTAGGTGTGCTTTTTAAAACAAATAGTGGCATCAGATTTAAAGGGTTGCCCAGATACTTTAAAATAACACTAAGGAAGAGGGCTGTGAAGAACCCATACCCCATTACCTCATTGCTGGGAAGTTTATTCTCAGGCCTCATGCCTAAAGTAGATGGTCAACCCATGTCTGGGCCCAAAAGCCAGATTGAAGAAGTGAGAGTATACCAGGGAAAAGAAGGACTACCTGCTGATCCTGATATGAGAAGATATATTGACCAGTTTGGCCAAGACAAGACACTACCTCCCCAGCAGTAAACTGTGAATTATTGATGAAACTGACAGCAATGTGAATGTAAATATATTTATTTTATTGAGAAAACAAATACAAGCACTTTAAAACTTTATTGGTCTCCATCATCTTCTTCTTCAATAATATTTAACAGGGGGCTCTCACCAACTTCAACATTCTCAAGCATCTTACAAAACACCTCATGAGACACAGATTTTTCAACAATGACTTTCCACTTAGCAATTTCCTCTCTTAAGGAGGGGGAGAACTTATCAGAGGAAAAATACCAAATTAATAACAAGAACAGGGTGAGGCCTTTTTGTAATATCCTCTCAGACAACAATACAGGTGTTTTTTCCAAAGCAGTCTGCAAGTTTGGCTTAGGAATAAAGTTTAACTTCATATAAAATCTAACAAACAAGGTCTGTGGTAAAAGGTACTCATTCATTGTTACCACACAAGGAGGGAATATTTGGCTTCTTTTATTTACATGCTTTTTCTCCAAATTCACAGGTACAGCCCCATCCAAGTAGTCCCTCATATTATCCAGATTTGAAATTCCTTGTCCTGGTTGTAGTTCTTTATTTAACATTGTTTGCCCCTTAACATCTTCAAAAACAACTGCAAATCTGTCAATGGCACAACCCAACTCAAAATTTAATTTGTCTGCAGGGCAATTAACATTCAAAGCTTTACCTTGAACAAGATCCATCAGGGCAGCAGCTAAAGTTGTTTTCCCAGTATTAACAGGGCCCTTAAACAAAATATTCCTTTGTTTGGGAACATTTTCTGTAAAAAGTTTCAGGATATTAAACAAAACTCTATCAAATTCATCAAAGAGACAAGCATACCATGCGACTCCAGCCATGTGATAGATTATTTGGAATTCATCTATCTTTGCAAGTATTCCTAATTGCCTCTCAAAACATTGTGCAAGCAACTCTTCTCTAGTACTCTCTGCTAATAATAATCTTCTCTTTGCTAAGACTACATCTGCAGCTTGATTACATATTGATCTTTGTTGTTTACATTTCTCAAAAAGTATTGCATTATTATAGTGCTCTTTATGGTGCTCAAGTGCTTTAGTCTTTGGTTTTAAGCATTTAAGACAAGGTGGTGTGCTAGCAAAGTCCAGATAATGAGCTAGAATTAATAATGGGTCATCTAAGTCAGCCTCAACTGCAAAATCAGCAACCTTGTTCCAATTACAGGTCTCTTCTTTCCCTTCATCAAAATCAGAGCTCAGCAATAACTTATTTGATTTTATCTCTGCGAATGGCTCCTTTTGTAAACACCTATGGCACTCTAGTGGCTTTAACACTATCTTGCAAATTAAAAGGCTGACAGTACAGAAAGTGTTACAGAAGTTTTTAACAGCAGATAACCTGTGCTTTGCACTTGTTAGAATAAAAAGGAAACCACCTCCTGTTTCCTCCCATTTATGCAAACTTTTAAACTCTACGTTGAACTTTTCAACTTTGTCATAGAGAGGTGAGGCCTTCTCTAAGGTACTGTATATTAGAAAGGAATTAACCGTTTTATTAGAAAATACAGCATGACTAACAAAATCATAGAGACAAGAAGGAATGTCAGTAGGGCTATCAGGCACCTTTGTTTTTGTCTTTGGTGGCGTACTTGCAAAGCTAGCTTGCGAGCTAGGATGAGATCCATCCAGATCCTCACCATCTCGTCTTCTTTTCGGTGGAGATTCATCCTGAGGGTCTCTACTTCTGCTTCTAGGAGAGGAGACCTTGGACTGTTCAGACTCACTGAACGCCGAGGAGGATTCCTCTTGGGAGGTAGAGGGGGTGGCAAAGGTGGAGTTGAAAGGGAAGGAGTTGTAGCCTGAGGAGGGGACTGTGTGGTCTTCTTCTTCTGAATCTGAGGACGCTGGGGATTCATCACAGTATAGATCTGGTCTGGTTTCAGGTCTTTCATCTGTATATACACCTCTTGCCCACTCTGCATATCTGCTTTTGAAGGATGGAGTTCCATAGGCATCAGAAAACACCTAAAAAAATTTACTAATTAACTATAGAAACTACTTTAAATAAAAGTTGAAGAAATAATACTTACAGGTCTCCAGATGCAGGATCTTCCTAGGCAATTGAGTGATAATTCCAGCCCAGAGCTCAAAAGTATCCCATGTACCAGGCACTCCAAACCACAGAATGAAGCAAAAATAGCAGTAACATTCTCCCCAGGTAACACACCTCCTCATTAATATTCTTTTAAGACCTTCATGCTGGTTTATTAATTGGTTTGTTATGCATTTGCATGTGCAAGGCCCCTTAGAAATGCACTGAGGACTCTTAAGAAGCAATTCTCTTATAACTTGATAAGTAAAGCATTCCTCCAATGATTTTGATAGCAAATCACCAAGCCAACAAGCCCTTACCTGGGTATTTCTAAGCTCCACCACTCCTTCTCGGTATTTATGCCATAATGCATTCAATAACTGCATTTTTTCACTGTCTCCCCCTTTATCAGGGTGCAATTTTTTAGAAGCCCTCTTATAGGCCTGTCTCATAATAGGAAAATTAAAGAAACAGTTTGGTTCTAGCTCTAAAAGGCCTAGAAGTTGATTTTTCTCCTCTTTTTCTAGCATTCTCTCCAT